GCATCATCAACATAACGCCTTGATACTTCATTCCATACTAGACCGACTTGATGTTTGACTAATTGTCTTGCAACAAATATAGGAGCCTTGATATGAAACTGCATAGATGCATGACCAAAGGGACTCCAGTGATTATGTTTTGCAAGGTAGTTAATTAACTTTTCATCTTGACTAGACAACAAACCTTCTATAGGCCCTGCTGGTGTAATTCTTTCCCACTCAGATGTTTTTGCGAATGATACTCTTGCAGCATTGACCACAGAAAGATCACTTCCCATTTTATCTATAAATTTAACTTTCATATTATTCCTCTTTAATGGTGCCGGCAGTAAGAATCGAACTCACGACCTATTGATTACAAATCAATCGCTCTACCAACTGAGCTATGCCGGCGTTCCATTTAGTCACGCTTGTTGTTAAAGCGATCATTCCTTCTTGGTTGATTTCCTTTTTGACTAGGAAAACGAGTAGCAATTTTCGTGACTCTTTCACGAAGCTCCATCGTTGTTTTAACCAACTCAGCATTATCAAATTGTAATGCCTTAACTTGATTTTCTAGAGCAGTTACTTTGCTCTCAAAAAATCCTTCTTCACGAATGGTAGGATTACCATCCAAGTGTACTGTAAGTTCCATTTAACTGGACTCCTCTATTAGTTTCAGTAGTTTCATTCTATACAAGTTTTTATTAATTGTCAAGAACCCTTTGTAATTTTCCATCAATTTTTTTAAATCAATCCATATAATATCGCCTTCTAATAATTTATCCCAATTCTTACCGTATTCAACAAGCTCATCCAATACAATCATTGTTTCTAATGATACTCTACTACCTAAAAACTCTTTTAATAGTTTTGGATGATTGTTACCTTCAACTTCAAATAGAGGCTGAAATTCTTTTATGTAAGGACTTAACTCTATTACAAATTGTTCAAAGAAGCCTGATCTTTTAAGTAACCACGATTTGTAATTATCATCACTAAAGTTAGCAATGTATCCTCTTTTATCTTTAATAAAATTAGAGATATAGTAGTTTTTTATTTCAATGTCAGTTGAATATTTTCTTGAAAGTTTGACAAAGAAATGCCTGTCTTTACGTTTGAAGAAAGAATCTCTGGATACTTTAGTTTTACCACCATACTTATTAAAGTCATAGTCTTTTCTACTAAAATGTGCTTTCATTGCACAATACATAATGTAAACGTCAATCGGTTCCATCATCTTTTTTATATCCGTCTTCATCTACTCTTCGACTTGTTGCGGGGGCAATACTGGCTGCAATAAAACTTACTGCAGCCAACATCGGAATAACATATATCATTTTATCTGTAAGATAAGCAGTAATATATGTAGGGACTAATACTACGATTGCTTGTATTAATCCTTTAAACATTACTCTACTGGTTTCTTTAACTTAAAGATAATGTATGGGTCACTGCCTTGAACCTGTAATGGAATATTCTTATCTTTAGGGTCTAAAGGTTGAGGGCCAACATAATTCCATTCGTAACCCTCTGCAATTTGTTTTTCAAAAGTTTGAATAGCTTCTGAGTTTTGTACAGCTAATAGTGATCCTATTAGTGGTACGAGTAAAAATAATACAAACATTTATATTTCCTTTTTAAAAATGTCTAGAAGTTCTGTATAACCACCAATGTGATTATTCACTTCATTATAGATTTGTGGTACAGTTTTATGGCCTTGTTCTTTAAGTAAAAGTTTTTCTTCATTATCAAAATCAATATTAATTTCCATAAAATCAATATCATTTTCTTTCATTAAAACTTTTGCCATATCACAGTAAATACAAGAATTTCGTGTATAGATTTTATACATTAAACTGGCAACTGTGCCTGTCTTGGTAAGAAGTTGAGTTCTCTCGCATTTGCTTCAACTTTTTCTTTAAGACTTTTTGATATAAGAGAACTCACCGTATCTGGTTCAATCCCTTGTTTATTGCAATGCCAAAGAATAGCTTCCATATGTGTTATTCTTTTTTCTTTTGCGATATTTTCAATTTCCATTGAAAATGTTTTGGTGGTATTCATTTGATAAAATTCCATATATATTAAAAAAGTTGGGGGATTAACCGTGACCCCCCACGGATGTATTACGGCATCACCCGAAAGACATTACGCTGTGCGTAGTGCCTTGTATCCAGCTGCAACAACTGCTCGTGTTGGAGTACCAATCATGTACTTCATATAAGATGCGCCATCAAAAGATGATACACGCTTATTCAAGTAGATTGATAAACCTTCTGAACGAAGCTTACTAATCACAGAACGAACATTCTTAACACCATAACGTGCAGTAATCTGTTTTGCGGTTAGTTCTGCACCGTTAACAAGTGCGTTTTCGACCCGAGCGGCCTGTGTGGTAGCGGTAGTGGTAGTGGTAGTCATTTAAATGTTTTCCTTAACATTACGAAATAAGCTGAAACTATTTCAACTTTTAAATGGTAGTTTTTAGTCCTATAAAAGAGAACTACCAAACTCATTAAGTGTCGATATAGGAATAGGTTCCCGTCACTTAAATTCGTATTATAACAGAGTATAACATAACAATAGTAATATGTCAATACCCTTTTAAATAAAGTGGGAGACTTCTGTTGCAAGGTGTCTCCCGAACCCCGAAAGATTATGCAGCTAGTGCGTAATCCCCAATGTATGCATTATCGTTTGCATTTACTTGTTTTGACCAATAACGGAGTCATCCGACAATTCTCCACTCATTTATTCCAGCCTGTCGATCCTAGTTCGCCCCCATCATAAGGACACCATGTTTAGAGTTGTAGGGTGATCAAATCCCTGACTATCGTTCTTATCCATAGTGTCCTTATGGTGGAGGCGTTGGGTACTGCCCCCAAGTCCAGTTCAGTCTTCAATTCGTATCATCAAATTGTATTATATTTATACCATACAGAACCTATAAAGTCAATACCCTTTAATGAGAAACTTTAAACCTAGTTTCTTTCTTATCAGGAAGACCATTAAAAGAACCATTAACTCCAGTTGAAATCATACAAGCAAGCTTGGGCATAGGCCATTCTAAAACAGTCACAGTTCTAGTTTCTTTATTCATCATAACAATAACTTTATGTTTACGTATTTCATCATCCCAAATCATAACAGGTTGTTCTGCTGTATTTTTAATAAGACCAGCCACAACTGTAGTTGAATTTCCACAAATTATTGGTTTATTTATTTGAACAGCATCAGGTATTACTTGTTGGTCAGGTGCTGTTTCAGTTTCAACATTTTTTGCTATTGGTGTGGGCGATATTGTGTCTTTGGGAATATTATTGTTGGTTTGACAACCCATTAACAGAAACACCGCCATTACTTGTACTAGGTGTTTCATTTTGTTCTCTCCATTCTGCAGCAGTATCTACCAATGCATTTAGGTAATCATATTTCTCTTTTACAAACTCTTGTACAGTGCCATCTTCAGTTACACATAGAATAACTATCTGATGAATCTCTGTACCTGTTCTTTCCCCATACATCTCTGCATAAGCTGAACATTGAATGTAATAGTTTTCATTCCATTCGTCATTGCGTTCTTTAGTTGATGTCTTGAAATCTATAATAGACAGTACACCATTGTACTCTGCAATACAATCAACTCTACCCGCTACCTTGTATTTATCACTATAGAGTCCTGCTTCTTGTGCATGAATGTTATTTATATTTACCAGAACTTTTTGTAACTGAGTAAATAAACACCAAGGAAGAAAATGTTTTTGATGATGATCTATATTTTCATTGTTGAGGTAGTCTTCACACATATGGTGAACCTTAGTTCCCCTTGAAGCGGCCTTACCAGCAATGTAGTTTGCAGTCTTTTCTCCTACACGTTTACGCCATTCTACCAATCCAGATTTATTACGGACTGATAGAATAGTTGTAATTGAAGGATACTTGTTTCCTTCTGGTGTTTCATAAAGACGAACACCATTAGTTGTTGTTGCGCTTATAGGGGGCAACTCCACATTCATATGATTAAACATTATATAACTATACCTTATTTATTTAGATTTGTCAAGTCACTTATACGTTACGCATTCTTTCTACTAATCTTTCTGCTCGATTAGGTACTTGACGATACCAAGCACTATCTACCATCTCATCAGCAGCTGCGTTCCAATCACGAGCATCAACACCACGTTTCATTCCCTTGAACTTACTCAAACGTGGCCGCCCCATATTAAATATCATATTAGCAATTATTTCCTGAGCATCTTCTGGCAAATCTCCAAAATCTCCGTAGAGAGATTCGCAGTCAGACAAGACTGAAACGAGATCGGCTTCAAAGGCTTCTTTGACTCTTTCTTCACTAACGGCGGTTCCTGTATCTTGTCCGTGTTCAGCATCGGAATCCAAAATAAGATGACCAATCCCAAAAGTAGGGTAGCCAAGATGATCTTTATATATTTCATATTTAACACCCTCATCTATTTCTAACTGTTCTCTTAATCTTTCAATATTCATTTTATTATCCTATCTAATATTTATTACGCAACAAGTTCTTCTTGGTTTTCCCAAATTGCATTTTCCTTCATTGGGTTAGCAGGGTCACGACCCATCCAAGCACCCCACTCATTATAGAAGTGCCGCATACCTACTTCATCATGAATAGTTTCATTTTCATGGCGACCATGTAATATATGTCTATGTTCTGAGCCAGGCTGCATACTTGATCCTTGACCTTGAATACCAAGTAAGTCTTCATGCAAGTTACGACCAAATGGGCCCCAGATTGTGTTGTGATGTTCTATACGAGTTTTGCGTTCCAAAGGAGTATCTTTTTTAAGACCAAATCCACGAAACTCTATCATTACTTTATCTGGGCCTAGTGGAGTTACAACGTCTGTACGCAATGCACTACCACGTAAATTGAAGTTCATGCCGGGAAATAAATCAATCATATACCACTGATTGGGTGGTAAAGAAGGAAAACTTAATTCTCCACGATCTTTACCATTCTCCATTGCTGTATATTGTACTTCAAAACTTCCTACATTAACGTGACCATTATCAAACCCTGTACACTTACGAGCAAAGTATTCATCATTAAATCCTGTTGTACGATTGAAGTAATGCATATAATCGTGATAAAATTCACTGTTTGTATCATGCCATAATTTATAGTTACTACCAATAACTGCTTTATGATAATGGAATACTTCTAATGGTTCTGTGTCAAGTGCTGGGCGAATACAATCAAACGCACCAGCAGCCCAACCTTCTACATCCTGAGAAGGTTCTGGATTAATTGTAACCCAAACCATACCACCAAACTTAACTTCACAATGTAGTTCTGGACAATTCCAGTGATCGTAACCACCGTCAGCTTCTAAGTTACCACTCACTGGTAAAGATTGAAAGTTATGTTGAAACGCAACAACTCTTTCTTTGTCACGAATCATTGCTACTTTAGAACCAGCAATAGTAGCTGTTCTGAAATCTAAATGATTTTCTAGTTCTGATTCATGACATAATGGCATCCAACATTTAGAAAAGATTTTCTCTTGTTCTTCATGAAAGATATCCCAATCGCTGTAAATACGACTATCTACATATTCGATAGTTGGTTGTGATAACCACTGAGTGTGCTTACGTGCTGGCATATAAAGTTCTCCCTTGTAAATCAGTAGTATTTAGTTTTCTACACATTCATCACATTTTATTAGTTTAGATTTTTTATTTTCTGGAGTTAATTTAAGAAAAGGTATTACGCCAGTATCTTCACACTTAGGACAATTGTATTTGTATTCATGTGGAACTAATCCCCAACCCACTTCTCTATCCCATTGGCGTTGTGTGTACTTCATTAATCCATACCAATACCAAGTTTGATTTTATTAATCAAATAGCTACGTATAAAACCAGATCGTACTATATCACCAATCGTAAATTCTGTACAATTAAACTCATCCATTTCTTCTAAAATACGTAAGAAGTTATGTAAGCCATTTATCTCATTTGTCCTCTGTAAATCAGTTTGATCAAAATCACCACAGAAGATAATTTTAGAATCTTGGCCTATCCTCGTAATAATAGTATCCAGCTCATGGAAGTTCATATTTTGACATTCATCAACTATAACAATAGTGTTATCAAATGTTAAACCTCTAAGAAAAGAAGTTGATAGAAAGTAAAGTGTACCCTGACTTTTGAGGCGGTCATAAAGGTTATTGAAAGATTGTTCATTAGGTTGCTCGAACATAAACTGCACCATGTTTTGATATGGTACTTGATAGAGTGCAGCTTTATCTTCCTCATCGCCTGGCAAAAATCCAATCTCTCTTGTAGGAATTAAAGAACGAACAATAACTACTTTATCATGTTTACTCTTTAAATCTAATGCTGATTGTAGTGCTAAATATAAAGAAACAAAAGTCTTTCCTGTTCCAGCACAACCAAAAAGAAATTGATTCTTATCTTTTTTCCAAGAAGCAAAAACATCTTTTTGACTGTCAGTAATTGGTTTTACTGCAACTAAATTACTATTGCTAATCTCTTTATTTTTCTTTGTAGTCATTATACTTTTCTTTCATAAAAATTAAGGTGAGGGGGAGTTTGTGAAATGACTCCCCCTCTGGCACATAGGCGGAGGGACTTCCCAGCTTGCGTCAATGCTGTGCATCGGTGCTGAAGTTTGGTATTTCTCGCCTGTACCATATTACTTATACGTCATATTGTCATATCTATTTTAATTTCATTAACTAATTTAATATCTGGTTCTACTTTTTTATGAGACTTTTCATATTTTAAGCAATACCAAGATGGTATTTTTATCTTAACATCTACCAATATAACTGGTTTCTTTTTCATTTATCTTCCTTGTATGATTTCCTATTCTATTAGTATACCATACAAGGGGTTAAAATGTAGTTAAGAAAATGAAATTAAATCAAGAAACTATTGGCCTTTTCTTTTTATGTTTCTCTACCACATTCCTTGCGTTAATCTGTGCATGAGTTTCATTACTCTTATACCTAGATGCAAGAGGGCTGCCAGGATGAGCATTTGCAATTTGTCCCATTCGGTCTTCAAATCCAGCATCAGTCTTAGGCCCTACGCCCATGATATGATCTCCTGTATAAGCAAACGGCACAGGTACTTGCCTGATATGTTTGTTATCTGCAAGAAACTCCTCTCGTTCACTCATAGTGAGAAACTCATCCCACTCTTCACCTGTTTTTTTATCATGAAATTTATAAGTTGGCATTATGTTTCCTGTCCTTTGTTTACACACATAATCTGTTTAATTGTAACTGCTTCTGGAAATATTTTTTTTGCATATGTTTTTAGATTATCAATATCATTTAATATCCATTTTTGACAATCATCAGCATTAGTAAAATATAATGGTTTTCCATTATGAGTATGAATACGTACCGAATCTTTCCCACTATATGTAGGATCAGGAAAAAACATCACAATTAAAATTACCAATACTTTCATTAAAAAAGTTCCATTTGTTTTGTATCGTTGGTTAATTCTTTGATACGTATATATGCATTTTGCAGCTGTTTCTGTAATTCTTTTATATTGTAACAAAGAGTTTTATTTTCTTTTGATAATTTTATAATCTCATCTTCACCAAATGAATATAATAACGACTTATAACTTTTTTCATTTAAATTTGGAACAAATGTAGTATAGCGTTCTTCTGGTGATATTTCTCTAGATTCTTTCATACTTCTAAGCACCCAATTTGACCGACTCTCTCTTACCATCAGACCCCCCTATAAACCATTTTGGTATTTCACGTTTAACCCACTTTGCAATTTTAGACTTCTCTACTATATAGTAAGTTTGATATGCAAACACAGTATCATCTTTTTTACATTCCTCAGGCATACACTGAGGTGGATCAATAAAATCAGTAAAAGTTTCTAATAGCATCTGTTTAGGAACTGGTTCAAGGCCAGATTTAAGTCTTTCTGTAGCATGAACTTTACCGTATCTATGCGTATACTCATTCATAAGACCAACCATATGATGATATAACCACAGATAATGAAAAGGATTACTACGAACCCATTTCGTACTAGGATGGTTCTTATGAGCCAACTTGTACAAACCTACTTCATCTGCATATGTATCACCATCACAAACACGATGTGTAGTTGAAAGCATTTGAGCGCTTTCTAATATCATTTTGACAACGTGTTTGTTACACATCATCTGTGCTGCAATTACAGGGTCTTTATCAAGGAAAAAAATGTTCATTCTTCTAACGCCTCTTTCACTTTCTCTACGAGATTATCAAAGGTGGTATAACTACCACCCATCCATTCACCATCTTCAAATTCACGAATTTCTATATTTCCATCTGGTTTGCTTTGGCCATCAATAGATAATTCATTTTCTCTCATTAACGATATTTCAATATGTTTCATTTTTTAACCTCTAATCCTGTTATACACTTTTAAACCATCTTTCTTTGCAAGTGCAGAACCTTGTTTTGCAGCATAAGAGTACCATTTTAATGCTTTTTTATAATCTTGTTTTATGTTGGGTAAAGATTTACCATCTGGGCCAATCCCATCTTCATACATTGTAGCAAGATTTTGTTGAGCATCTACATTACCATTCTTAGCAGAACTCTTAATGTAATGAACGGCTTTATTTAAGTCTTTTTTAGTTTTAATAACTTTACCGTCTTCAGATGCTTTAGCTCCAAAAAGAAAAAAATTTCCAAGTTGCATTTGTGCTTTAGCAACAATCTCATGTTTTGGGTCTTGGGGTAAAGCATACAAATCATTCTCATCAATTTCTTCAACATCAGCAAGAGAGGTCATTGTTTTGATAAACCCTTTCACATCTCCATCATTAGCACAATCTACTGCTTCATTATAGATATTTTCATATCTTCTTTGGGAAACCCAAATGTTTTCCCATTCTTCTGTGGTTTCCCAATCGTTAATATTTTTTGGTAGTTTCATTTTTTAACCTTCTCTTCTAGTTTTATAATACTACTCCTTTTATCACTTAAAGTCAATACCCTTTCTTGCTCAATCATGTCAATTATTAAGTTTGTTATGGATACTTCTTTACCTAACATACCAATCTTCTTTTCCAATTTAATAAGAGTTTCTTTGTAGTATTCTATCTCTTGTTCTTTTTTAAGTTTAGATTCTATCAAATCAGTAAGTGATATTATATCACTGGTCATCGATTGTCGCCATCTCCTTTAATTTTATTACGTTCCATTCTAGACTTTAGTTTGTCTACATTTGCCTGTGCAACCTCTTCTAGTGTCACACCAAGGTCATCAGCAAGTGCTGAGATGTACCAGAGAACATCACCTAGTTCTAATCCTACACCAACGAGAGTCTTACCATCTCTCATATGTTTCTTAACTTTTTCAGCAACTTCACCAGCCTCTCCACACAAACCAAGTGTAGGATATATTACCTTAGAGTCAGTTGGATAGATTGCTGTTGATCGTGCAAATTCTTGGTATTCATCGAATGTCATTTTCTTTCCTGTGCAATGTTAGCTCTACGTTGTTTTCGATTTATAGGTGTTGGATAAGGCAACGCAGCTATACGTTTTTCCTCAAATGATTTTAAAATTTGACGAATATGTTCTCTCTCATTTTCATGAAGACTTTTGTCTCTATTTATCATTTCTTCTCCCATTTATAAAAAATATGATCCTGTATCTCTACAGTCTTAGTTTTAGTTTTTACCCAATCAGGGTTTACATAATCAGCATGATAAAACAAAGCACCGTCTGTTATATCTATAAAAGGTAACTCATCATATACTAGAGTTTTTGCAATCTCTATTAGTCTGTTATAAATTTTTCTATCTTTAATTTTATCACTCTTACCATCACAGTACCAACTGAATTGACACTTATGGCGAATAGGTATAAATTTTCCATTTTTCTTCCAACTTTCTCTAGTTGGGCCTTGCTTGACCACCTCACAAATAGTATTAGGAAAACGACTATCTATAACACGATTTAACACAACACTAGATACAGCAAGTAAACCAGCTGAACCCTGACCTCTTGCTTCATGATACATATTGTCTGCCAAACATATTACTGAAGATGTATTAAAATCAAATTCTACATCATCTGCTTTAACAGGAGTGATAAACATAAATCCTGTTAATAATAATTCACTTATCATAATAAGAACTTTCTTTAAACTCTTTTAAAAGATCACTTTGCATACGATATGCTTCTACTTCCCAAGGTTGGCGCATATAATCGCAGTTAGTATAATTACGATATTTACCATCCTTGCACAACCATAATCGTTTATTTGATTCTTCTGTCATTCTTTTAGTTGCACCTTGCCAAACATGCACCATCTCATGACAAACAGTTTCTATAAACTCTTCTTCATTTAAAGATTGTTTAATTTCTAAGTTGAATTCACGATTACTATCGCCTTCCCAACAGAAACCAGTAGCATCTTCTCCTCTCATACTTTTAAGTCTAACATTCACCCAAAGAGTTTTCATACGAGGCATAAGTTCCCCTATACAAAATTCAACTACGTTTTCGGCAAGAGTACGTCGAGCTTTGTAAGAACCATTAACTTCAATATTATTAAAAATAATCATTAAAAACTACTCTAAAAAATTTTAATTATATTAACGTCCTTGTCTTGGATCAGGGCCATCTAGTTGCATAAATTCGTCATTCCAAGAAAATGCTTCCTTTACAACTGGTTCAGATAATCCTTTATATTTTTGATGAAGAATTTTGTCTTTTGCGGCAACGAGAACATCTGCTTCACTTTCATGAAGACCTTCTAACATTTGAACAAACATTGTTTCGCGTTTGTTCTGATTAATGTCATTATTACCACCTTCAATAAAATGGAACAATTTACGAGCTTCATATGCAAGAACATTATGTTCTGTACCAATAGGAGCATCATTTCCCTTATATGGAACTTCTCCAGCTGGTAATGCCCATTTGATTTTTGGATCAAAAGCTGACTTGATTACCATACGTAGTGAATCACTATTATGTTCTTGAAGACATTTAACCTTGTCTTTCTTTGATTTGATTTTTGAAACCTTTTCCAAGATTTCTGAAATTAATAAATCCATTATTAAAATTCTCCTATAGATTCTGTAAGTGTTTTTAGTCTCTGTTTTATAAAGTAATTTAGTATTTTGCTGCGACTGTTTTCCGGTGCCTCTTTATATATATCTAGTATTTCTGTTCGTAATTCATCTGGAATACATCCTAGATCAATTAGAGTTTTATTCCTCTGGAAGTTCCTCTTAACTTCATCATTTGGAAAATTACCATCTATCATTGCAGCTATCTTCTTCTTACTTAGGGGTTTCTGTCGAATACCATCTACAAAAGAATTATCTGGTGAAAGAACATTAGGCACACCATCACTAGTATCACCTTTTAGAACGTGTTCTTTTAGATAGTCATCTGGATTAAAACCGTTAATCATTTTCTTAGTAATAGGACTGTATTGTTTTACATTTGGATATTTCTGTAATTGGATAAAATCTTTATCACCAGAAAGTATCATAACCTCATCAGAAGATTCTGAACAAAGAGTGGCAATAATATCATCAGCTTCAGCACCATAAACTTCTAAGAACTTGTATGGCATATTATTCTTAATTTCTTCTTTTATCTTATTCAAACATTCGAAGATATTATCCCAATTTTTTTTATCTTTATCTCTACCTTTTTTACGACTATGTTTATACTCTGGGAAATAATCACGCCTCCAATAATGTCTTGAATCATAGCACAAGACAATCTCTCCAAACTCAGATACAAATCTTGAGCGATACATTCGTAGTGAATTAAGAATCATGTGTCTTACAATGTTCTCATCAATCTGATCCTCTTTCTGCATATGTAAATGCATCATAATGCTTGCAAGAGAAATTTGGTTCATATCAACTAATATCATCATCATCTTCCATTAGGGCCTTGCCTCTTTGTTTTTCAATCATACTAATAATAACAGTATCATTTAATTTGCAATTGATAGAATTATCTGGATCAGTTGATATATCAGTAGTCATATCCATTAATATTTGCAAAGGGTGTGATATATCATTTGTTTTGAATATTGATGCTTTTATTGTTTCTGTTATGAAAGTGATATTTTTAATAAAAGATTTTTCACCAGTATCTATTCCATTCTCAACTAATATTGATAAAATAGACATTAAACAGATATGAGAAATTTCATCACAATAAGCAAGTTGTTCAGCCTTTACAATTTGGTCTTCCGTAGGAGTATTTATTGTTCTTCTCCAAGGGCCCTTAATAATTTTTGCTGATGATTTTTTTTCTTTAGTCATTCTTCCATACCACTTTCCCAGACCATACCCAAATCTGGATAGAATGTTCCAACATCACGTTTCGGTTTCCCTATGTTTGGGCCAAACCAATGATATGATAATGCGTAGCAATGATTACGAATTTTTCTCTCTTGGTATTCACCATAAAAAATAGATACCCAATCACCATGCTTGAGATAACTTTGCATCTCTCTTATATAACCTTCATGCATTGCAAGTCTTGCAATTGATCCCTTAATGTTTTGTTTCACTTGAGCTCGTTCAGTAGTTGCAAGTTCTTTCTGTGTTTTAATCCACTTCTTAATCTTATCAGGATGTAGTGGGTGAACATCTAGTAATTCACGTAAAGATTTATGAAAACTACCTTTACCATAATCTGGATTTTTTGCAGCTCTTACTTCTCTTGCCTTTGCAAGACGTTCTGATGAAGCAACTTTCTGTTCATCAGTCATAGGTTTACGTTTCTTCCTAGTCTTAGGAGCAATCCACTTACTATTTTCTGTAAGTGAAGTGATTTTCTTTTTGGCCATTGTAACCTCTTTTTTAACTTTCATTATAATAACTATATCACACTAATTAGTTGTTGTCAAGGTAAATTAAATATAATTAATATTAATATTTACGCGGCGGCTGTCATTAGTACATGAAGTACTATGATGGGGTTTACTTGGATCAAAAAACAATATTCTATTTGCACGACTTTCAATCTCTGTACCGTCTTCTAACACAGTAAATCCATCATTATCATTTATATAAAATACTGCTCCCTTATGTTCAAAGTTAGTATCAACATGATCTTTATGATGGATTATTTCTTCTCTTTTAATATAAAGATTTGCTTTTGCTCTTATCAAAGTTTCAAAGTTAGGAAGATTTTCCAGAAGTGGTTCGATAGACCTATAAAAAGGACTTTTTTCTGGTGGGATTGGATTGCCATTAAAATCAATTTTTGCCTTTTCAACTAAACCCATATAAAATAGATGCATAAAATAGATATCATTCTCAGTACCATCTTTATCAGCAATATTGTAACTATAATGCCAATTAAATTCTGGGCCTAAAATTATTCTTTCTAATTTTGCAAATTCTTTTATTGATAAAAAATCATCTTCAACTTCAAAATCCATATCAAATACCTTTAAAATACATAACAAATCCGTTAACAAATATTGCACATGCAATCGCATTAATAACAATCAATGCACGATCATTCCACATAATACCAACCCATAACCATCCTAAACAACCTAAGAACTGTAACATCATATTGTATGGATATAACTGATTAGTTGTTGCTATCATTCCAAATATCAAAACTATAGATGATGCCCACTTAATATACCATACTGTTTTATGATGTTCTTTTAGGGGAGTACTTTTTTTTGTATCATGAGACAATGTTAATATCCAAAATCTTCAAATCTTTTTTGTAGTGTCTTTTTTTCTCTACGAATTGAAGCAGCTCTTGATCTTCTACCTTTTTCACCTTTAGTCATGAAAAATTCGCGTTCTCGTAGTTCGTTAAAGACACCCTCTTGTTGAAGTTTCTTTTTTAAAATTCTCATTGCCTTATCGATATTATTGTTTCTAACTTCTACTCTCATTTAAAATATCAACCCAACTAAACCAACTGCTGAGTTTACAGTTAAAACTCCAACAAA